AGATTTACCTACCATGGCACCTACCATAAACCGTTACCAAACCAAGGCCTTAACCGAACTAAACCGAACTAACCCGAACTAACCCGAACTAACCCGAACTAACTCTCCCTAACTAATTCCGGTAAAGATCATTACCGGAAATAGTGAATCCTTTAATATCAATGGCTTAGCTTATTACTGAAGCATTTAGGGTGGGTCACCACTATATGTAGTGGTTCAACACCAGGCCTAGATCCTCCTAGCTCCTCCTAGCTCCTCCTAGATCCTCCTAACTCCTCCTAGATCCTCCTAGATCCTCCTAGACAAGGGGCGATCCCTGTGAATCCCGTGGGGTGGGGGAAGAATTTGACACCGGGGGGGCTTTTCGATTTCTGAAATTAAAATTAGTACCCTCTCCCCCATAAAATAGCTGTTACGGTAATTTATGCACAAAGACACCAAAGCCCAGATTGCCAGTTACAGTGAGCCAGACATCAAGTATCCGCTTGGTAGCCCGAAGCGGCGTTCGAAGCCGAGAAAAAAGAGGGCTCCTGGCAGACCAGAGGGGCAGAGGGCAGCGCAGTTGGAGCTGCAGGAGTATATGTATGCGCACCCGAAGAAGAAGGAAGTTGTTGAAGAGATGATGTTGGCTGCATTGGATTCTAATCATAAAAACCAGGGGATTGCGTGGAAGATTCTGATGGATCGAATGTTGCCTGTGTCGGGTTTCGAGAAGTTGCAGGGTCGAAGTCAGATATCGATCAACATCACCACCCTCGGTGTCACCCAGGCAGAGGTTGTGACTGGTGATGTGATTGATGGTGAGTTGGTGGATTAATGTTGCTTAGGAAGATGCTGAAGCGGCATGAAGGTGTATCCAGGTTTGCTTACCGTTGCAGTTCTGGGAAAACGACTATTGGGTGTGGCAGAAATATTGACGAGGCTGGGGGATTGGGTTTGTCAGAGGATGAAATCGATTTTATTTTAGACAATGACATTATCCGCTGCATTAAGGAGCTTTCTGTTGCTTTTCCCTGGTTTGGCGATATGGATGAGGTTCGCCAGGATGCAATGGTTTCGATTTGTTTCAATTTAGGTCTGACCAAATTGCTTCTTTTTAAGAAGGCTATAGCAGCAATGGAAGATGGTGATTATAAGCTGGCAAGTGTTGAGTTTCTCGATTCCAAATGGGCATCACAGGTTGGGATTAGGGCAACAGAATTGAGCCAGATGATTCTGAGTGGGAATTACGCTGAAGTGTTATGAGGGAAAAGCCACCAACATGGACATGAATATTTCTCTCTTGCCGTGGCAGGAGGAGGTTTGGAACCACAAGGCAAGGTTCAAGGTTGTTGCTGCAGGAAGGAGGACAGGTAAATCTCGCCTGGCAGCGTATTTGTTGCTGGTGAAGGGTTTGCAGGCAAAAGATGGCGAAATATTTTATGTAGCGCCAACGCAGGGTCAGGCCAGGGACATCATGTGGAATTTGTTGTTGGAGCTCGGCAGCGAGGTGATTGCTGGTTCTCACATCAACAACATGCAAATCCGGCTTATCAATGGGATTCAGATTTCTCTCAAGGGGTCCGACAGGCCAGAGACTTTAAGGGGAGCAAAGATTGCCCTGGCAGCGATTGACGAATACGCAAACATGCGACCAGAGGTCTGGGAATTGATCATCAGGCCAGCATTAACGGATTTGAAGGGTGAAGCTCTTTTTATTGGAACCCCCACCGGTAGAAACCATTTTTACGATTTGTACTTGCACGCCAAGGATGGGGAAGATCCAAATTTTGCAGCGTTTCACTACACAAGTTACGACAATTCACTCCTCGACCCGGACGAGATTGATGCAGCCAAAAAGAGCATGTCCAGTTTTGGTTTTCGCCAAGAGTTTCTGGCATCGTTTGAGGCACGGGGTTCTGAAATGTTTAAGGAGGACTGGGTTCAGTTCTCAGAAGACGAGCCCTCCGATGGCGATTACTACATCAGCATTGACCTGGCTGGATTCACAGAAGTTGGAAAAACCAAAAACAAAAAAACGAACTTGGACAACACCGCGATCTCCATCGTCAAAGTGAATAATGATGGCTGGTGGGTGAAGGAGATAATCGCAGGGAGATGGGATTTGAAAGAGACGGCAATGAAGATATTTGATGCCGTGCGGGACTATGAGCCAATTTGTGTCGGCATTGAGAAAGGAATTGCAAGGCAGGCAGTGGTTAGCCCTTTGTCGGACCTGATGCGCCGATACGGGCGTTATTTCCAGATCGAAGAGCTCTCCCATGGCAACAAGAATAAGACAGCCAGGGTGATGTGGGCTCTGCAGGGTAGATTTGAAAATGGGGTGATAAAACTAGGGCCAGGCTCATGGAATGAGCAATTTCTAGATGAGCTGTATCAGTTTCCCGACCATCTCACCCATGACGATATGGTGGATTCTCTGGCTTACATCGATCAAATGGTCTCTGTACCTTATTTCGGTGAAGACGACATGGAAACATACGAATATATAGACGCTGTGGCAGGGTATTGAAAATGAATGATGAACTAAATTTGAACGTGCTTGAATCTGATGACCTGGCGAACTGGGTAATGAGCAAGGTGGGTGACTGGAAAACCCATTACGAGGCGCGATATCACACATTGTTCCGCGAATACTATCGAATTTGGAGGGGAATCTACGATCCCGCTGACAAAACAAGGCAATCAGAGAGGTCACAGATCATATCCCCTGCGACCTCTCAGGCGATTGAGTCCTCGGTGGCTGAAGTCGAAGAGGCGACCTTCAATCGAGGGCATTTCTTTGATATTCGAGATGATCTTTTGGTGATCCCCGATGCCCCAGAGGGCATGAATGAGGAGCAATTTGCTGCATTTCAACAGTGGGTAGCGGGAAAAGAGCAAGAAAAACAGCAAAGCAAGGCCCGTATTAAGTATTTGCGCGAGAAGTTGTCCAATGATTTCCAACGCCAAAAAATCAGGCAGCAGATGGGTGAGGTTCTGATTAATGCCGCTGTGTATGGTACAGGCATTGCTGAGGTGGTGATTGATGTTGAGGCAGAGAAAAGGCCTGTGTCGAAACAGATGGGCAATGTGCTCGCTGGTGGTGTCGATGTTAAGGACCGCACTGTCGTAAAACTCAAACCTGTTCCACCGGAAAACTTCAGAATTGATCCACTGGCAACAAGCGTTGAAGATTCCATCGGCGTGGCAATTGATGAGAATGTTTCCCCGCATGCTGTTCAAATGCTGCAGGAAAATGGCACATACAGAGATATTCCCCTGGGGACAGTGACAGCTGCCGGCTTGCAGCTCGACATTGACCCAGATGCCACGAGCCAATCCAGCAGTGTTGTCAGGCTGGTCAAATATTACGGGTTGGTTCCCAGGAAGTTGTTGGAAAAGTACGAAAGCGCAGACTTTCCTTCAGAGTTGGAAACTGCTTTGAAAAATATCGAGCCTGCGGAGGATGAAACTGCAGTTGAGGGGCTCGAACCAGAAATCGAAACAGACTCAGCCCCTTATTTCGTTGAGGCTTGCGTTGTTATCGCCAACGGCACAACAATCCTCAAGGCGCAGGAAAATCCCTTCATGATGCAGGACAGACCAGTCATTGCATTCCCATGGGATGTTGTTCCTGGTCGATTTTGGGGTCGAGGAGTGTGTGAGAAGTCTTTTCACTCCCAAAAAGCCCTCGACACTGAGCTGCGTGCGCGAATTGATGCACTGGCACTGACTAACTCCCCCATGATGGCAATGGATGCAACGAAGATGCCCAGGGGAGTCAAGAATTTCGTTGTTCGCCCTGGTAAAACGATTCTCACGAATGGTCGGCCTACTGATGCTTTGATGCCATTCAATTTTGGGCAGGTCAGCCAAATCACCTTTGCTCAGGCAGAGGCACTGCAGAGAATGGTGCAAACCGCTACGGGCGCGATCGACTCGGCAGGGATTCCAGGGTCGATCAATGGTCAATCCACCGCAGCGGGCATCTCAATGAGCCTGTCAGCGATCATCAAACGCCACAAAAGAACTTTGGTCAATTTTCAACAAGGGTTTCTCATTCCCTTCGTTAAGATGGCTGCATATCGGTACATGCAATTCGACACCGAAAATTATCCTGTTGCCGACTACACCTTCGAGGTCACCTCAACGCTGGGCATCATTGCCAGGGAGTATGAGGTATCCCAGCTGGTCCAGTTGCTCCAGACGATGAGCCAGGAATCGCCGATCTATCCGGTGATGATTAAATCCATCATCGAAAACATGAGCTTATCAAACCGTGATGAGTTGAATGCCTTGATTGACGCAACCATGAAACCAGATCCGCAGCAACAGCAAGCCGCTAAAGCCCAGGCCGATGCCGCAATGGGCTTCCAAGCCTCGCAAACTGCCGCACTCGAAGGTCAAGCGGATGAATCCCAGGCCAGGGCAAGGAAGATTGCCACAGAGACACGGGCGATCCCTGTGGAGCTGGAAAATGACCGGATTAAGTCAATCGCGAGTGTAACCAGGGCAGAAGGTGAGTTGGACAAAGACACCAGGGCCAAATTGAAGATCGCCGAGGTGATGATCAAGGAGAAAAAGGTCGGTATCGATGAAGCCAGTTTCCGCTTGGGTCGCTGAATTAGCTTAATGATGGTGGTTTACTTTGTTTAATGTTGTGTTACGGTTTTAACGAGGAGAGCTGTGGATAAAAATGACGAGAAGTATTGTCAGGCGATGTTCGAGACTTTTCGCACCAATGGGTGGGAAATTTTTATTCGGGACATAACCGCCGATGCAGTTCTCATTAATTCAGTCCTAGATACTAAGGATAACGATGACCTGTGGTTCCGCAAGGGCCAGCTGGATGTCATTGCCCAAATCCAGAGACTGAAAGGAGAGGTTGAAGATTTAGCGGATATAAAGAATGAAACGGATTTATGATTTTCGGTGTCCTGATGGGCATGTGGTTGAGAAATTCATTGCCGATTCGATCTGCCAAATCACTTGCGAAGTCTGCCAGCAAGTTGCAACCCGTGTTTGTTCGTATGGTGGCCCAATGCTTGATCACATCAGCGGTGATTTTCCAGGTCAGACGCGAAAGTGGGCAAGATGGCGGCAAGCGAAAATAGCGGCAGAACGAAAGCTAGCTCACTCCTAGAGACTTTCGTATTTCCGAGATAACCAATAGGCCTTTCAGGAGAAATTATGGCTGATGCCAAAAAAGCAGTTGAGTCCGATGACGAGGGTATTGCCTCAATTGATGCCTTAGAGCCTCAGAAGCAAGCCAGAGAGGACGCACCCAAATCCAAATATGGCGCTAAAAGTCGCGATGACTTGGAGAAAATGCTCGATGAGAATCAATCGATGATCGGACGGCAATCCCAGGAAGTGGCTAGACACAGGCGTGAGATCGAAGATTTGAGAAGTGCGGATTCTTTTGTCCAAGGGCAGCTCAACCAGGCTTCTGCAGCACAGCCAATTGAAGACCTTGACTATTTCGGCGATCCGGCGAAGGCGATCAAGCAAAGTATTGAAGATCATCCACTGATGAAAGAAACTCGGAATGAGCTTCAAACCATGCGCGCAGAAACTGCAGCTCGTGAGATTGAAGCAAAACATCCTGACGCAGCACAAATCATTCATGATGATGCATTCAAGAACTACATTGCGACCTCGCCCACCCGCACGCTGTCATACAAATCTGCATTGACATCAATGGATGTTGCACTGTGGGATGAGCTGATCGGCGCGTACAAAGCAACGTCCCAGCAAAATCCTGAAGTTGAAGCCCTCAAAGGCCAAAGTAGATCAGATTCGGTACGGGCAGCTTCTAGCGGATCTGCCTCTGCCTCATCGGAATCGATGGCAGGGAAAAAGATTTCCCGCGAAGATATAGTCAAACTTCAAATGAGCGACAAAGAGCGATATGACCGACTCTACCCAGAGATCGTTCAAGCGTATCGCGATGGTCGCATTGTTTAATTTCTTTTGAGGTTTAATTAAAATGGCAACTTCCGTATATCCCGCACAAGGTGGTGCGAGTACCACCACCACGCTTGCATCCTTCATTCCAGAAATTTGGTCTGATCAAATTCGAGCAGCATATAAAGCACGTATAGTCATGGCTGAGTTGGTGAAGGCCATGCCAATGACCGGGAAAAAAGGGGACACCATTCATGTCCCTGCGCCTTCTCGTGGGTCTGTTACCGCAAAGGCATCTGGCACCGCAGTGACGATTCAGAACGACACTGCAACCGATTTGCAAATCCTTATCAACCAGCACTATGAATACTCCCGTGAAGTTGAGGACATTGCAAAAATTCAAGCGTTGGCATCTCAGTCCAGCTTTTATACTGATGACGCTGGCTATGCGCTATCCAAGCAAATTGATTCCGACCTTCACAATCTTGGTAAAAGTGTGGGCAATGGGGATGGTTCTTCCTGGGTCAACACAGGCTCCTGGTACTGCGATGCCAGCTCTGGATTAACTGCTTATGCGGTTGATACAGTCACCACTTCTGATCTCTTCACGGATTCTTGTTTCCGCGATCTGATACAGAAAATGGATGATGCAGATGTGCCGTTTGATAAGCGCTCGTTTGTTGTTCCGCCGAGTCTGCGTAATGAAATTATGGGCATTACTCGCTACGTGTCGAGCGACTTTGTTGATGGGCGTGGTGTCCAAAACGGCAAGATCGGTGATCTCTATGGCATCAGCGTTTATGTCTCAACAAATTGCACAGAGACTGAGACTGCGTCAGAGAACTCTGCTGGTGGCGCACTGAAAGCTGCACAACTGTTCCATGAGTCCAGTTTCATCCTGGCAATGCAACAGGATGTTCGCGTTCAAGACCAGTACAAACTGGAATGGCTTGCTACCCTGGTGACAGCGGATGTGATCTATGGGATTAAAACCTATAGGCCAGACGCAGCGTTCAATCTTGTCGTGAACGCTTAAAAATTACCCCTTGATGCTTGTGGGGGCGTAATGCCCCCTTTTTTTTAACTCCGGGGGATATATGCCAACGATTATTACAAAGAATTCCAGTACCGCAACCAATGTTCCAACTAGCTCGGAACTGGTGGAGGGTGAACTGGCGGTTAACACCGCTGACAAACGTCTGTTCACTGAAAACTCAAGCGCAACTGTTGTTGAGGTTGGTATTAATCCTTCCTCGCTCACCACGGGTGTTCTCAGTGCTACCTCGGTTACTTCAAGCGGAGCGATACAAGGCACTGTCGTTACTGCGACTACCAATTTCGCAGGGCCAATTACAGGTGCAGTTACTGGAGATGTTACCGGCAACGTCACTGGGAATATCACCGGCAATGTTACCGGCAATATCACAGGCAGCGGTTCGTCCAGTCTTACCACCCTTGCAACAACGAATTTAACTGCTGGCGGTTTGGCTTATCCAACTGCGGATGGTTCTCCTTCAACTGTTCTGTCCACCAACGGATCAGGCACAATTTCCTTTATTTCAATTTCCGGTGCTTATGACCTTGCAACACAGGCAGAGGCAGAAGCTGGAACAGAAACAACAGGTAAGATTTTCTCGCCCCTGCGGGTCAAACAGGCCATTGATGCATTAGCCGAATCTACTGGTGCTGACATAGCCTCGGCAACAGCCGTTGACCTTACTGCTGCAACTGGTAATACAGTAGTTATTACCGGCACAACTGAATCAACAAGCCTCACAATGAATGCGGGTCAGCAGATGATACTGCTACCTTCT